GCAGACAAGACCTACATTGCAGGGGACGATGATCAAGCTATATTTAAATGGGCTGGCGCTGATGTTGATACTTTTATCGCTCTTAAAGAAGAAGTAGATCACGTAGACACACTTAGTCAATCGTACCGTATACCTGGCGGACCGATACACGAACTATCACAAGACATAATTAGAAAAGTTACAAACAGATACGACAAGTATTATTTACCACGACAAGAGATGGGTGACTTGACACGATACTCTGACTTAACGCAGGTTGACATGTCACAAGGAGAGTGGTTGGTATTGTCAAGTGCAAATTATTTTTTAGATGACGTAAAAGATTTATGCGAGTTACAAGGGTGGTACTATTCTCACAAACACAAAAACTCTATTAAGTTAGATTTATTATTGGCAATTCAAGCATGGGAGAAGTGGCGCACAATAGAACACGCTTTACCTGTTGCATCGATAAAGAATATCTATTCGTACCTGGGAGAAAATGTAACCAAAGGTTATCGCACCGGTAAAACTTTTGACGAGAACGAGGATGGTTATTACATCGAAGAGTGCACCGGGGACCACGGATTACAAACGGACGACGTTTGGTACAAAGCGTTTGCTGGTTTGGATACAGAAACAGAAAACTACATACGAAACATGTTAGCGAACAAAGAAAAAATTACACAAACACCACGCATAATATTATCAACAATACACGGAGCGAAAGGAGGTGAGGCTGATAATGTTTTACTACTTCCTGATGTTACTAAGTCTGCTATCGATCAAAATGATTTGGACCCAGATGAATTGCATAGGTTGTTTTATGTAGCAGTAACAAGAGCAAAGAAATCTTTGCATATTTTAGAACCAAAAAACTATGAAAGGGCATATATAATATGACTAAAAAATCAACGACGGCAAAAAGATTAGATCCAGAGGTTTGGGATAGAATCGACAGATGGAGAGAAAAAGGTTGGAGTTACACCGATCTAGCACACAAGTTTAAGCTGAGTAAATCAACACTTTCTTACCGTTACGGCAAAAACCAAAAAGAAAAAACACTACAAAGATCACAAAAAAGAAGAGATCATTTTCAATTAAAAATAGATCATTTTTTTGACAGAACAATTGATCAAAAAAGAGACCACAACCTTATGAATAAAAGACCAGAGAGAACTTGGGACTGTAAAGTAAGGGCATTTTATAGAGATAAAAACAACTCAACAAAAGGACTAAATATGAAAACTAGAAGAAACGAAATGGAAGAACATTTATGGCCAAACGAGGGTAAAGATAAAAACGGTTTGTCTTTTCCATATGTAACTTGTGCTATCACTGGTAAAAAACATTCTGTAATGGAGGCGCAAGCACATCCGTTAAGTATGAATTTAGATCACGAAATACCTGTTGCAAGAGGAGGCAGAAACGAATTAGAAAACTGTCAACCTCTAGGAACAGCAATTAATCAAATAAAAGGTGATAGAACTAATGAAGAACTTTTTGATATACTTTTTGATATATTTAGAGCGGACCCTTTTATTAATTATGTGGAGAAGGTAAAAAAATGCAAAATCCTTATAAAAAACAAATAGGCGGTAGTCATTACAATCGTTACAAGATACAGCCAGCCGAATTTGTCAATAAAAACAAGTTGTTATTTGCCGAGGGAAATGCTATAAAGTATATCATGCGTCACCCTCATAAAGGCAGCGGCAAGCAGGATCTAGAGAAGGCAATTCATTATATAGAAATGATAATAGAAAGAGATTATAAATGAGATCTATACAGCAACCGTTGTTTACACCAGAGACAGAGTGGGTGCCACCAATTAATTTGCCTGACTTAAGTCAGCACAAAGAAATAGCAATAGATTTAGAGACAAGAGATCCTAACCTTATGAAAATGGGGTCAGGTTCTGTTAGAGGAGACGGGGAGATAGTTGGCATTGCCGTTGCGGTCGAGGGCTGGTCCGGCTATTTTCCTATAGCGCACGAAGGCGGGGGCAACATGGACCGCGCATTAGTATTAGATTGGTTTGAAGAAGTCTTACACACGACAGCTACAAAAATATTTCACAATGCAATGTATGATGTATCGTGGATCAGGTCACTTGGCTTTCACATAAACGGTGGCATCATTGACACTATGATTGCAGCATCATTAGTAAATGAGAATAGATTTCGTTACACGTTAGATGCGGTTGCAAAAGATTATGTT